TCGCCTTGGTAACATATTTTTTCTGATACCGTTCATTCAGTTCCTCGAATTTTGCGGAATGTTCCGTTGTTGTAGTGTTTGCCATAATATCCTCCTATTCTGCCGCCATCATGGCGATATCTGCCTGCAGGTCGCTGATTGCCTGCATGACTGTTTCCGTGTTGCTGTCCTCGGCAATCGCCCGGAGTTCCCGGTCTGCCTCTGCATCTGAAAGAGCCTGCATAATTGCTTCGCTCCGTTCTTCTGCCGCCGCTCTCACCTGCTGGTACTGTGCGTACTGGTCCTTTGTAAGCTGCGCCTCGTCCATCCTCCAATGTGTGCCGTCTGAATCGACGTTTGGAACCGCTTCAATGTTTTTCCTGAGGTAGACCACGGATCTGCTTGATGTTGCATCAACTTCAAGCGGTTTCTCCGCCGAAAAACTCTCCACTTTTCTGTAATTCATTTCTTCTCCTTTCCGCGTTTTTACGCTTCGCTGCTTTACTGATAAGTTTTCTCATTCTCCGCTTGGAGACCTTTGGCTTTACATACTTCAGATACATACCATAAGTATCGCTGTGCTTTAGCCATCCCATCTGTGAAATCATCTGTTCCGCGTCATAGTACGTTGGCTTCTCCTTCTTTTTAATCCGATTCGCCTTTCGCGTAATGCCAAGCATCCGGGATTCTCTTAAAACTGTACGATCACGGTAAAACAGGTATCCGCAAACATCCAGCGGCTTTCCATGTTTCTTTCCGTGCTTATCTGTCCATTCAATCGGGAATACCTGATGATTGTTATTCATCTCCATCCCATACTCTCTTTTCATGTACTCGATGCAACCCTTTTCTACTTTGTGCAGTTTCCTTTTATTGGGACCAAATACGACAACATCATCCATATGCCGTATGTTATGAGCCACGCCGTCTTGCTCTGACAACCAGTGATCGAACGGCGTGAACAGAAAATGTTCGTGCCATACGCTTGTCGGCGCTCCGAGCGCAAGCCCTTTTGAACTTGACCGGATGATCTTATCGTTTTCAATATTGAAGTCCTCGTCTTTGATAATCCGGTGATATCTTTCGATCAGGATTTCCTGATCGACCGACGGGTAACAATGGTGGACATCCATCTGCAGACAATATCTGGTTCCCTTCGGATCATTCCTGATCCATTTACTGATAGCTTTAGCCGACTGCAATGTTCCTCGGTTTTTCAGAGATCCGTGTGCGTATGGGTGCAGGCTCTTCATAATAATCGGCTCCAGCTGTGTAATTAAAACATGCTGTATAATTTGGTCGTATTTGAAATGCGGCTTTTCGATCTCCCTTTCCTTATGTTTCGACCCCTCCCTTATTGTGTGAAGTTCATACGTTGGCGGAACATAAGAATGGTCTCTGAGCATCTGCTGAACAATCTCTGCATAATGGTCCTTATTCGACAAAACCTCCTGCACATCACGCCTTTTGCGCTTGTTTTCAGAGGCTTTGTCGATTGCACCCTTAATAAGATTGATGTCCAGCATATTCTCATAAAGGTTTTTATATGTTTTCACAGCTTCGCTGTGCCATTTACTGCTTATTACCTAAAGAACTTTCGCTTGCGCTACTAACCCCTTCCCTTGACACCGTGACTTTACAGACACAGCCGGCATAATTTCCCCTAGTTCCGTTTCCGGTAGGCGTGTTTCAACGCCCTGCGGGGTAGGACAATCAAAAGCATTTGGTTAATGCCCCATGTTAATGATAAGCTGGCGACGGGCCGATGTTCCAATTCGAGTTCGAGAACGGATTGTTCACGTTGAAAGCAGCCCCCACATGGAGACCGTTGTTGCAATTGCCGCCCCAGATCAGGAAGGCCCGGATTCGCTTTTGAAAGCCCCTATCAGTAGAAAGACACATTTCCTTTCCAAAATCTAATTTATTGTTACATGTAAATTAACTGGGGGCGATCCCCCAGTCCCCCCAGCGGCTACGCCGCCTTAGGGCATTTATAAGCAGGCGACGGGCCGAAGCTCCAATTCGAGTGCGAGAACGGACAGTTCACGCGGAAAGCAGCCCCCACACGGAGACCGTCGTCGCCATCGCCGCCCCAGATCAGGAACATTGTTCCGCTTGCAAACCAGCATCCATCCGGCCAGTATGTTGTCTCTGAACCGCTGGCGGTCTTGGGCACCATTCCGTTTTCATCATAGGTCGCATCGGATATATATCCTCCTGATGTGCCGCCAATTCCCCTTCCAAGATTCTTGTAATTCGTAACATCCCCGTCCGTCGTGTACGGAGGAAACATTTTAATGTAAAGCACGCTGTTGATATACCAAACACCGAAGCTTCTCGTCCACCGGTCGCCGAAGTAGTTCTCCAACCACATGAATTTCATGTATGAGTTGCCAGTACCGCCGTAGAATGCGCCCTTGTCCTTTAAGCCGCCGGTTGCAAGCAGGTTGCTTGCTGATGATCCGCCGGAGTAATGACCGTTGCCCCAATGCGTCTGTACGTTTGTTGACTTTCCCATCATAAACATATAGTCAGTAATCATAACCTCGTCTGCCCAGTCGTCGAAGATCCATCCTTCGCCGAGTGCCTGAATCTGCGTCCACTCGGTAGCTCCCGTCTGCGTATTCATCGGTGTCTGTCCGGCGATGCTGCGGACCTTGGATGATACAGACGAACCCTCGAACATCGGAAGGTAAATGAAGTCATTCTCAAACGCCGATTCCTCCGTGTCGCCGTACAACCAGTTGAAGCACTTGTAATTATCCTCCAGCTTCATCTGTGATGCCCGGAACTGGAACTTTCCCTCTGAATCCGTGTACCGCTTAAAGTACCGCTTCGGAAACTCGACCATAGCGTTCATTGTCTTTGCCGTGTTTGAAACATCGGATGTGGTTCCGTCGATATTTTTCGTCTGATCGTCATGGTTCAGCTCTGCTGTAACCGTGCCGTCAAAATTCAGCATGACCGGTCTCGCATTTACAAAGCTGTCAAAGAAATCCTTCCAGTCGCCGAGGGAAATTGCCGCATCTGCTCCGCATACGGGAACACCCGAAAATCCGGCGTTCGTTACCCCTTCCGGGTAATCAATCGCGCTCTCTGGATCAGATTCGCCGATATCCCATGTGTACCCGTAAATGTCCTCGGTGATTGCGATTTCTTCTCCCATATCCTCTACCTGAACTTTTACGCCTCCAACCTTCCATGTGCCGACCGAAGTCAGCTCGATGGTTACCTTCTGATCTTCTCCTACCTTTTCAGAGATTGCTGTCGCCCCGCGCTTTGCTGTGATCGTACATCCGACGGCTTCCTTTGCCGTAAAAGTGACGGTAACCTTTGCATACGTCGACGGCTTTGCTTTTTTTCTGGTCGTATCAGACAAATTATATACACCATGGTCAGAATAGGAAAACGCTGCATAGTAGTAGGTCGTGTCATTCACAAGCCCGCTGTCGATGTAGGCGCTGACGGAGTATTTATCCATTTCATCCCGCGCAAGGTTAAGTACAAGATCACCCTCGTCCGGGGATGTTGGGTATGTATCTGTACTCCGCCGGATCATGACACCGCCTACCCGGCACACTTCCTGATCGTCAATCACGGTATCTTCCGGCGGTGTCATGTAAATTTTTACCGATCCGTATGATGGATAAACGCGCAGTTTGCAGGCTACCGGTGGGATTCCGCCTACCTTTGCCCTTTCAATAACCTCTTTGATCTCCTGCGTATCCTGATGTACCACATCCAGAGTTTCTTTGTCTGCGATATACATTTTACTTCCCATTATTTTTTCCTCCTAATTTTTTCCTAATCGGTATCATTTCCAATTTTCTCAACATAGAGCAGACCATTATCAACTCCAAGCTTATATTTTTCATTCGTAGTGTCATCGCGGATGATATTTGCATCCTCGGCGAGGAGTGCTGCTCCTGCGGTTTTGATCGTGATTTCGGATGAATTATTTACAGTCGCATAATATTCCTGCGTGATCTGCGCCGGACTGGAACCGTTGTATGCAGGCATAAAGTCTCCGTGATCTCCGGAAGTTACAGCAATACTGTAAAGAACCTCCTCGGAATCATCCCCGTCTTTTGGTTTTGCGAAAAGACCGATTTCATTGATGTAATAGCCATCGGTAATAAGCGTCTCTCCGGTCACGGGATCCTGATTGGAAATAAGGGCGCTGATCTTCACGCTGTACTTCGTATTGATTTCTGCGGAAGAGATCGGATAGGCGTTGCGCTGATCTTTAAGCCCGGTTCTTTCCTGCAGTGCTTCAACCGTGCGTTCATCCTCTGAATAGGTCCCGCTGCCGGTAGCCACGCGCGTGAACTCGATAAAGGCTTTTCCTAACTGCGCTTTGTTCAGAAGGCTTGCACCTTCATTTGTCATGACCGCATTATCAAATGGTTGTGGCATTTGTGTTACCTCCTTTATGTTATTTTGTATATACTAACTTTCCTTGATTGCAGGAGGCTTATACTGCGATATGCATGATACGCAAGCATGAACATCCTGATGTAAATCTCTGCATACTTCGATTGCGTCAATACGACTACGCGCATTTTTGACATACTGGATCATGTCAGAAAATTGTGTAATCATATCCTCTGTAAGCAGCGCATTTGTATTGATCTTGAAATAATATGGATTGCCGCCATAATGAAACCATTCCTCGACTTCTCCCTCGCCGAATACGGTACTCACAAGTTCCTCTACTGCTGCCGGAGTTCCGGACTTTGAATACCATATCAGCGTATTTGCCACAAGCTTGCGCTTCGTCTCGATATCAAGAGTGTCATCATAATACTGTGTATTAAGTTCGACCGCGAGCATATCAAGGACATCATCCGGAGCGCTGCTAATGGTTGCATATACGCTGATATTCTGACAATATTCAATCAGCCTGCGCACGCCCTGCTGTATGGCATAGCCAACCGCGATCACATTCGGATCCGCGGCAATGGCTTCCGGGAGAATGTCGGTAATGTTACTGTCGTACAGTTTAATCATCCTCAACACCTCCGTATGTCACGCTTACCGTTCCGGTCCTTGCCACGGTAAAGCTGTCCATAACAGTAAAAGAAGGGCTGGTAACCTCGACGCGCTTTGCCCCCGCTTCCATAACCTTCTGAATCAGGTAGGATGGATTGATGTCTCTTCCGATCTTTTCTGTCTGCCACGTGTTGTAGATAGACACAGCCGTATCCACGTCTGACTGGATCACAGACACAGCGGACTTCATGCTCGATGGAATATAATAAGTTATGTCGATGTCGTAGGTCGCTGTTTCCGGAGCCTTGACAAGCACATGATCGGTAAGCGGACGGACATCGCGGTCATTCAGGTAGTCGCTGACTTTCTGA